ATATGCAGCTGCACTAATTCTCCCTTTGGACGTGGATTGCGAGCGCTTTCACCCACAACGTGGCAGTACTGGCCGGGCACCATTTGCAGGGGCGCCTGTGACTCAGTGATCGGCGTAGCGTTGTGCCACGGCCTTGAACTCTTCCACGACGTGAACGAATGCGTCCACAACCTCCGGATCAAAATGTGCTCCGGCACCGTTCATGATTATTTGCGCGGCTGTTTCATGGGGCATGGCGGGCTTGTAAACCCGCTTCGTAATCAGTGCGTCGTAGACGTCTGCAACAGCCATGACCCGGGCCGATAGCGGTATCTGCTCCCCTTTCAGTCCCTGCGGATATGCCGTCAACAACCAAGCTGCATGCCCATTGCTCACTGCCGAGGCCGCAGCGCGTGGCGTGTCACTGGCTGACATGGTGACAAAAGTGGACAGCAATGCATCAGTGTTTTCGGTGCTTGAGGCGACGATTTCGGGGACATGCGGAAAGCACCGGGACGCCATCAAGGCCCTAACTACGTTTGAAGAGGTGAGTGCCTACGATTTCAGCTCAGGCTGGCCGGTGGTGTAAATGAGCTTCGGTAGTGCAGCATTCGGCACGCTGCCGTTTGGCGACCCGCAGCAGTCTTCCGGTGTCACCACCTTCAACCTGACCATGAGCGAGTCCGCCACACTGGCAGACTTGCCCACGGTGGCGCTTACTGCAGCCCTGTCGCTGGCAGAGTCTGGCACTTCTGGCGATGCGATCAGTGCGGCGATGACGGCGACCAAGGCCATATCAGAGGCCATGGCCGGGACTGATGCTCAAACGTCAACGCTGGGTGCCCCGGTGTCAATCTCTGAGGCCGGTTCGTCAACCGATTTGCAGTCATCGTCAACCACGATGCCGAAGACGGTGGCAGAGGTGGGGGCCGCTGCAGATTCAGCAGCAGCGGCAATGACGGCGGCGCTGAACCAAGTTGAAGCCGGTAGCGCTGCGGACTTTCAGACGACGGCAGCAACCTATGGCGTGAGTGCTATCGAGTCTGGTAGCGCTGCAGATGTGCAAACGCTCGCGGCTACGATGCCGCTGGCCATCGCAGAGGCCGGTAACGCACAAGACGCATTGACGCCCGCGCTGTCAGCCTTCTTGTCGGTGCTGGAGTCTAGTGCAGCGGTTGATTTCCAGACTACGGCGTCGATTCTGAATGCCTCGGTGAGTGAAGGTGGTGCAGCGGTTGACGGGCAAGGCCTGGCGATGCTGGCAGCGCTCAGTATTGGTGAGGCTACTTTTGCCGTCGACGCACAAAGCGCCGGCGCAACGATAGCGGTTGTAGTCGCTGAAACTGCAGCAGCTGCCGAACTGGTTTCACAGGGTGCTGTCTATCTTGTATCAGTCTCAGAGAGCGCGCCACTTGCTGACGGGCAATCAATATTCAACGGCATTGCGCTCAATGTTTCGGAGGCGATGGCCGGACGGGACCTTACTTCACAGCTCACGGCGATATATACCGCGGTTGTAGAGGCTGGGTACGGAATTGATTCCATATCTTGCTTCAACCCGTCTGCACTGCATCAGTCATTCAAGCGAACGGTAACGCTCAGCAGCCGAGTCTTTGTGGTGGCAACCCCTTCACGCACGCTGGCAGTCATCAAGCCAGCCAATACAACGGTAGCACCTTATGACCCCTCAGAGACTTGATCCTAAGACGCCAAATGAGAAGCTGACGATCACCTTCGACTTCTCCCAGGCGCTGGTGCAGGGTGAAGCCGTCACTGCCACCAACACCATTGCGGTCACCACTTACATCGGTGTCGACGCTGCAGCATCTTCCATGATCAGCGGGTCGGCAAGTGTGGACACCGTAAACGGATTGATCCTGCAAAGCTTTGTTGGGGGCGTGGCCGTTGTTGACTACCTGCTCTCCTGCAAGGTCACCACCAACTCGGGCCGCATCCTGGAAGACCAGGCTATTCTGCCGGTGAGGTAGCCCATGCAAGGCGGAAACTTACGCAAGCGCGTGCTGATACAGCAGCGTGTTTCAACAGTTGAAACGAACTTCGGGCAGCAATCACTTGCATGGGTAAACCTGGCCACTATTTGGGCCGACATCGAGGCCGTGAGCGGTGCGCAGTTGGCGCGTAGCCAGTCGATCTACAACATGACGACGCACCATATCACCACGCGGTTCCAAAAGATCTTCTCGGACATGAAGAAGGTTGGCTCCTACCGGGCGGTGTACACAACCTACGGGTCAACGCGATATTTCGACATTGGAGCTACCCTGAATGAGTCCGAGCGCAATCGGATGATGACGCTTCTTTGTTCGGAAGGTTTGAACGATGGACAGTAATGACATCGTTATCGGCGGATTGTCCGAGCTGCAGGCGCAGCTTGATCGGTTTGCACCTGATCTGGAGAAGAAGATATTGCGCGGGGCTTTGCGCGCCGGCCAAATGGTGGCCGCCAAAAAGATCAAGGATAAGGCGCCAGAAGCTCCACCCAATGACGAAAACGCCCGCCTGTATGGCGCCAAGATGGGCTCTTTGAAGGACAGCGTTCGTGTAAGCGTGAGCGCCCGACACGGCAAGGTGGTGGCAAAGGTGAAGGTGGGCAACGAGGTCGCCTACTACGCCCACATGGTCGAGTTCGGTACTGCCGCCCACTTGATCATGGCGAAGAAGGGCAAGGCGCTGACCTTCGGAGGTAGGGACTATTCATTCCTCATGCACCCAGGCGCCAAGGCTCATCCATTCGTGCGCCCAGTTTTTGATGCCGAAGCAAATCAGAACAGCGAAGAGTTGCAGGCGGTGGTGACCTACTTGCGTACACGAATCGACAAAGAAATTTCCAAACTGCCTGACGAGCAAGACACCAAGGATGAAAAGCCATGAGGGCAGAACACGTCATTTATACGTTGCTGTCCGGAAGTGCACTGGTCACTGCGCAAGTTGGAAATCGCATCTATCCGGCTCGGATGCCGCAAAACACGGTGATGCCCGCGCTCGTGTACCAGACGATCAGCGGTAACGAACTGACTCCCATTGACGCCCAAGCTGGTTACCAGGTCATGCGCACCCGCATACAGGTAACGGCCATGGCCAAGAACTATCAGGAAGTCAAAAACGCATTGGAAGCCGTGCGCAAGGCCTGCCTGTACCAAAGCGGCGTGATCGGCGGGTACCAAGTGCTCTCTATCACTCGTGACACCGTGGGCCCTGATTTGCGAGACGACGACTTGTCGATCTACATCCAGTCCATTGACTTCATGGTCATGCATTACGAGACCTAGCAAGGCTCTCAAAACCACTTTCAACCCGCCCACAGCAACCCGCTTCGGCGGGTTTTCTCATTTCTGGAGACCCCTATGGCAACCCAAGCAACTGGTATTTTTAAGCAAGTAGCGATTAAGCGTGAAGCTACCTACGGCACCATCCCCGCAGCGGCCTCAGCTCAATTGCTTCGCCGCGTGCAAAGCACGGTGGACTTGTCCAAGGACACCTATTCGTCTAACGAAATTCGTCCAGACATGCAGGTAGCGGACTTTCGGCACGGCGTGCGCCGTGTTAAAGGATCGTTGCAAGGTGAGTTGTCCCCAAAAACCTACAGCGACATTCTGTCAAGCATGCTCAAGCGCGACTTCACCGCTGGCGTGTCGGTGGCATCCCTCACATTGACCATCGGTGGATTGGTTGGCGCCTGGACCGTAACGCGGTCTGCGGGCTCCTACCTGACAGATGGCTTCAAGATTGGCGACGTAGTTACCCTGGCCGGTTGCACCAATACAGGTAACAACGCCAACAACTTGCTGATCTACGCGCTCACGGCAACGGTCGCGACCTGCATCGTTCTGAACGCTTCTGTGCTGACTGCTGAAACTTCGGGCGCATTGGCTTGCACCGTCGCAGTGAAGGGAAAAAAGACATGGATTCCCACCAGCGGCCAGACCGACAACAGCTATTCGCTGGAGCACTGGTACAACGACACCACGCAAAGTGAAGTATTCAGCGGCATCAAGTTTGACAAGGGCACCGTCAACTTGCCGCCCACCGGCATGGCTACCGTCCAGTTCGATGTGATTGGCCAGAACGTCAACACAGCGCAGACTCGCTATTTCACTTCGCCCACTGCCATCACCAGTAGCGGCGTGGTTGCTGCGGTGAATGGCGTTTTGGTTGTCAATGGTGTGGCGCAAGCTGTCGTGACCGGCTTGTCCATCGTGATAGACCCCACCTTCAGCGGCGACCCGGTAGTTGGTGCGAACGTGATCCCCAACCAGTTTGCAGGTCCCGTCAATGTGAATGGTCAGTTCACCGCCTACTTCACGGACAACACGTTGCGCGATCTGTTTGTGAATGAAACCGAGTCCAGCCTGATCGTGGCACTCACTACAAACAACACGGCAAGCGCTGATTTTGTGACCTTTGTGCTGCCCCGTATCAAGTTGGGCGGCCAGCAAAAGAGCGATGGCACCGGCGGCATCGTGCAGACGTTCCCCTTCACAGCGCTTTTGAACGTCAACGGTGGCACCGGCACCAGCACTGAGCAGACCACCATCCTGATCCAAGACTCGTTGGCCTGAACCCCTAGGCATTCGCTTTTTGCGCGGCCTAGGGTAGCCCCCGAAAACCAGCCCCTTACTGGCTGGCCGTGCATCCATTTAAGGGATAGAAACCAAA